CAGGGCGCCATGTCGAACCCGATCAAGAACCGGGAGGTCTCGGTCAAGAGCGACCGGGGCGCGTACAAGTTCGCCTACGCCACGCTCGACGCCATCCTCGACGGCATCCGCAAGCCGCTGGCGGACAACGGCCTGTCGATGACGCAGACGCTGGAGCGCACCCCCGAGGGCATGGTCATGTGCCTGCGGCTGATGCACTCGGGCGGAGGGATGATCTGCACCTGCATGCCCCTCGACCAGGCCAAGGTCGTCAAGATGCAGGAGATGGGCAGCGTCATTACCTTCGCCCGCCGATATCAGGTCGCCAGCTTCTTCGGCCTGGCAGCGGAGGAGGACGACGACGCCAACGCCGCCGATGGCAACACGGTCCAGGCAGTCAAGGACAAGCCGCCGGCCAAGCCCAGCGCTCGCGACGAGTTCAAGCGCATCCGCGGCCGGATCGAGGCGGCGCACGACAGCATCACGATCGCCGAGGTCCTGCTGCAGGAGAAGGATGTCATCAAGATGATCAAGGAAGTCAGCGAGGAGGGCTATCACGCGCTGCTGGCCGCCAAGGACAAGCGCCTTGCCGAATTGGAGGCCGGCGAATGACCAAGGAGCGCAATCACCAGGTCCTGCTGGACATCGACATCACCAAGCCGGCGATCAAGGAAAACACCCAGTTCGACATGACCAAGTTCGACCACGAGGTTGTCCTGGTCCTGCGGGCGATCGTCTCTGCCGGCGACGAGGTCGATGCCACCATCGAGAAGATCGAAGCCATGCTGGCCGACGCCAAGGCCCGGCGCCGGAAGATCTTCGATGACGGCATCATAATCCTGGCCGACCAGCTCCGCCGGCTTGGAAGAGAGGATGTCGAGATCTGCGCGGTGCAGTTCAACTGGCCGGAGGAGACGGTCAACGTCCTCTCGACAGAGGCATTCAAGAAGTTCACGAACCAGGTCAAGGAGAAGTACCAATGAGCGAACGCCTCGACGCCCTGCACGGGATCAAGAACCCGCGCACGGAAAAGACCTACTGGACGAAGATTGGCATTGCCATGCCGTCCAAATCCGGGGGATATACCCTCTATCTCGATTACATGCCCCTGACGAAATCGGAGGACGGCAAGGTCATGATCGCCCTGAAGCCCCCGCGCGAGCGAGAGGACGACCGCGGAAATACCCGCGACCGAGCCCCCGCCAAGCGGGATGACTCCAGGCGGGATGATCTGGACGACAGCATGCCGTTCTGATGATCCGGGACGAGGACATCGAGAAGCACCTGGGCGCCTTGGAAGACCTTGGCGCTCAGGCTGCGACTGCCAGGGCCGACGCGGACTTTCAGGCCGACTTCCTGAAGACCGTGTATGCCCGCGAGTATCTGGCCAGCGACTTGCCGCGCGCCGCAGACCGCGAAGCGGCGGCATACGCATCGCCACGATACGCGGAGGCGCTCGAAGAGAAGCGGCGAGCCGTCGCCCTGGCAGAAAGACTTCGCCACGAAAGGGCATGGAGAGAGCGGGTGATCGACGCCTGGCAGACCATGTCCGCAAACAGGAGAAGAGTATGAGCGACGTCGTTCCCACCCCCGAAGCCCCGAAGAAGCGCCGCGGTCGACCGCCGAAGGTCCGGATCGAGACCACGGTTGCGCCCGAACGAAACCCCCGCGAGGTCCTCGGCATCACCACGGCGGCGCTGGAGCTGATCCGTGCCACGGCCACCGAAGCCGACATCCGCGCAATCGCCGGGCGAGCCCTCGCGGCTTGACCTGGTCCCGGCTCGCAGGCGGGGGCAAAAGGGAAACCTGATGCTCTCTCGCCTGCGGGTCGGGCAAGCCCTGTTCTTCACCGCCGCCGAGAACAAGCGCCTCGAGGTCGAGCGCATCGTCAGTCGGCATGTCGTGAAGGGGCAAGGCGTATTCGTCGTCGCCCGCGTCATCGGCGGCACCAGAGTATGGAGGCTGGCATGAGCCAGTATTTCAGCAAGCACGAACTGTCCTGCCGGCATACCGGCCTGTGCCAGATGAACGCCGAGTTCATGACCAAGCTCGACCGGCTGCGGGAAGCCTACGGCAAGCCCATGCGGATCTCGTCGGCCTACCGGCATCCCTCCCACCCTGCGGAGGCTGCCAAGAAGGTCCCTGGGATGCATAGTCAGGGCAGGGCGGTAGATGTCCTCGTCACCGGCTCAGACGCTTACACGCTCGTGAAACTGGCCCTGGCTCACGGCTTCGGCGGCATCGGGGTGCAGCAGACCGGCGACGGCCGCTTCATCCACCTCGACAACCGCGAGGTCCCGTCTATTTGGTCCTACTGAGCGCCTGTGCGATCGCTGGGGCTACCTTCTCGACCGATCGGCCGATCACGTAGCCGCCAAGCCCGATCTCGATCAGCCCGAGCAGTCGCAGCTCCAGGGCCTCGCTGACGCCCGGCGCAGTCCACCCCAGCCATTTGCCGACGATCAGCGCCAGGAAGACCAACATCGTGATCGGTCGCCAGTTCTTTTGCAGCCAGGACTCGCCGGCAATTTCAGCCTGGATGACCTGCGCTGCCGCGGCCTCGATCTGCGCCTGGTTTGCGATCAGGGACTCCTGAAGGCGGGCCTGGATCTCCAAGCGCTTGATCTCGTCCTCGGCGTTGGGGAAGACCGACTTGGCTACCTGACCCAGGATGGGCGTCAGGACCGGCAACAGGGCTGCGAGCATGGTTACCTCGGAACGAAAGCGGCGAGATGGGTCAGGATCCAGGTGATGCCGGCGCCGACCGTGACCATGACGCCGCCGACCTTGACCGACAGCCACCAGGCACCTTTGCCCATATTGGCTGCGTCCAGGAGGCCCTGGAGCTTCTCCTCAAGGCGGTCGAACCGCTCGTCGGTGCGCTTGTCTCTGGCCACACGGGCGGCGATGAACTCGTCGAGCCTGCCTTCAAGGCGGCCGAGATCGCGGTTCATTTCATCGGGCATGATCTCGCCTCCAAAGTTACGACCAGTATTCGATCATAAGAACGCCGCCGACTGCTCCAGATCCAAGACCACCCCCGCCGTCTGTTCCCGCAGCGCCAGCATGTAGGACTGTCGCAGAAGCCGCAGATGACCACGCGACGGCTGAAGTTCCGCCAGTTCTTGGAGACGATCCGCCAAATATGAAATGGAGGGGTGCGTTGTTTCTTTTGACCAGCGTCCCATCCGATGTTCCGTTGGCCCCAGCAGCTCCAGCTGCTCCGCCACCGCCGCCGGTGCTTTCTATTAGCTTGCTGGACGAATTAACCCCAAACCAAGTTGCGCCGCCATTGATGCCGGTAACTCCCCCATTCCCTCCAGCACCCACGCTGACTTGATAGGTCGCGCCAGCAGAAACGGTTACGACGGAAATCCCATACCCCCCAGTCCCGCCGGCGTAAGTGGTGGCCCCGCCACCTCCACCTCCGACCGCAGTCAGCACAACCTTGGACACCCCCGTCGGACACACCCATGTTGCCGACGCCGAGTAGATGTCGATCGACGGCGATAGAGATGTCGTAATCGTGGCGCGCTTGAGCTTGTTCGAGTCGCTGGCGTCGAGGATGAGAACCTGGTCGCTGGAGTCATACGTCACCGATGTCGGCGAAATGCTTGCCAGCTTGGCCGGGGTCAGGACCTTGTCATCAGCGGTCCCGGTGTTCGCCTCTGCCTGCGTGGCAATCTCAACCACCCCAATCTGCGTCTCTGTCGCAGAAACAACCCCGAAGGAAACCTTCGCTGACGCCAGGGTCGTCTGACCCGTTCCGCCAAGGCTCAGCGGGACAGGCTCCGAGGTCAAACTCATGATCTGAGAGCCCGTCGCCCCGAGCGCCACGAAGGCCACAGAGGTCGAGGACACGACGTTGGGAACCCCTGTCGAGCCGCCAGACACCTTCGCCCCAAAGACCTCCAGGGCCGGGCTGTAGTCCGTCCAGGAGTCGATGAGGTTGGCGAAGTCGGCCTGGGTCGGCTGGAAGAACTGGACCCAGAGTGCCTGCAAGGCGGCTTTCGACAGGGCAGTCATGGCACCCTCAGTAGCTGCGGTTCCGGCGCGCCGGGTTCGTCTTCTGCGCCGACATCGAGACCTTGGCGCTTGGCGTCGTCCCGGTCGGATACGAGCAGTTGACCTTGCAAGGCGCCGTCTTCTTCGCCGCCGCGGTCTTCGTCATCTTCGCCTTCATTTGCCCCTCCGCTTCTTGGCCATCCCGGCTTCCGACAGGGCGATGGCGATCGCCTGGCCCCGCTTCTTTACCACCGGGCCACCCTTGCCGGAATGGAGGGTCCCGCGCTTGTACTCACCCATGACCTTCCCGACCTTGGCCGGGCCTTTCATCTTCTTCATCGTCCTGCTCCCATGTCTGTCTTCAGTTGGTTGACGCGCTGCGGAAGGGTCGAAACCCAATCCTCGCTGTCGTTGTCAGCGATGCCGCCGCCCTCGAACAAGAGCGTTCCGATCGTGGCTGCGGTCGCCCTCTCGCCCGGCACAGACCTGGCCGAGTTCACGATTTGCCCGAAGTACTCCGGGTCGAGGATAGCCCTGCCAATACGAGTTCTGACTTCGGCGTTGGCGTTCTCCAGGGCATAGGTTAGGAACCTGGACTCCCGAGACAGCGGACCAAGCGCGGCGCGGCCAGCCCTGCGTATCATGCCCAGGGTAGTCGGCTCGTTCTGCGCCGATGTTCCGAGCTGCAGCCGCGGCCCACCGGGCAGGAGCGCATTGGTAGCCTCTGCTACGGTTCTCATGCGCGCGGCGAAGTCCGGCCCAAGAGACGAGGCCATCCATTGCGTTGATCTCGGGTCGCGGAGAAGATCCGTCAGCTTTTCCACATCCAGGACCGGCTTCTTACCCTGCGTCGGCGCCTTCGACAGATCATCGTAGAGGCGCTGGCGCACCATGCCCCGGATGGCATCCCCAAGGGCCGGGTCTGCCTTGTCAACCCGCCGAAACAGGGCTTCCGCCTGGTCGATGTTCTTCGCGCTGTAGAAGTCATCGAACCAGGACCCAAAGTTCTCCCGATCGGCAACCCCGATAATCCTGCGGACTTGTTGTAGCCGCGCGCCGCTTGTCAATTGGCGAAGCTCCGCAGGCGTGAAGAACACCGGATAGGGAGAATCGGCTTGACGTATTGTCCGCTCAACAGCCCCCTGGTTAATTTCTCTTTCGGTCTTCCGTCCGTATACCATTGCGAGATCAGACAAATCGGCCGTGAGCCTAGCCCTCATTTGCGCTCGTTCCCGATCCGAAAGAAGAGGAGCAAGCGCCTCTGCTTTGTCCCGGTCAAGAATCACGCGCTCCATGAACTTTTCGGCCGTGAGTTCTTCGACCTCCACAGATTTCACGCGAAACGCCTCCGCGAGGTCCGCCCTGCGGAATCTGTCTGTGACCTTCCTCCACTCGGCGTCAAGCGCATTTATGCGCTTAATTGCATCATCGCCTCCAACAGCTTGAAGCAGCCTGTTGCGATCATCTACAAAGGCTTTTTCAAGATCCAGGAGTTGTTGTGTTTCTCCCTTCCACTCACCCCGGTACGACTCTCTGATTGCCGTTCGCAGGTCAGAGATAGCCTTCTGATACTGGGTGTAGTTCAGGGGCTTGAGTTCCCGCACCTCGTTCCCGGCGGCGTCCATCGTCGTCGTGTAGAGGCTGCCAAGGGCCTCGTTGACAAGCTTGCGGTTATCGTCAGACAGGGAAGGAAGGATGCGGCTCTTGAGGTCTGCATCCAGGTCAGCGACTTTTGCCGCAGCGGTCTGGGCAATCTCAGGCGTTCCAGACGCGACACTCTCCATTTCCGTGTATGCCGCCTTGATTGGAGCTTTAGCCGCCTCCTCTGCAGACTTCACTCTTTCCCTGATTTCCAAGGCAAGATCACGGCGGGCCATCTCGACGGGACCGCCGACGCCCGCAGCCTCCGCCTGAAAACTCTCGACGCCAGGAGCCGCCTCCTCAACCCTGCGACCGATACCCACGACATTTTGTTCAGGCCGTGTCACGCCCTCTGGCAGAGCCCCAGCAAGTCGCCCGGCCGCAGCCTCTTCCTTCGCAGCAGCCCGCGCTGCAAACTCTGACTGCAGCGGCTTCGTCGCGTCCCTAGCGATCTTCTCCTCGATCGCCTTGTAGAGCGCGGCCTCGTTCGTTCTGCCAATCGCCGCCAGGACATCCCCGATCGTTGCGAGTTTTGCCTGCTCCGGGCCAAGCGTGGCCTCAAGACGGCGCATCCCGTCTCGTATCATCCCCTGGGTGATGCCCTCCAACTGCGGGGCAACCCCTCGGCCAGCAAGCGCCCTGACGGTGTTGTAGACGGCTACAGCTCCGGCATCGAAGGCACCCTGCATGATGCCAAGCTTCACGGCCTCGGCGGCAATGCTCTCATCCGGGGCGACGACGCCAGCCTCTCGGCCATACCCAAGACGCGCCCGTTCAGCCGCCGTGCGAGCTGCGGTGCCACCGAGAAAGGTCCCCATGATGGGTCCAGGGATCATACGGGCAAGAAGGCTTGGTCCTCGCAGTTGCGGCAACAGGGCGCCAGCAGCGCCGCCAATCGCCCCAACAGCCTCCGCCGCTCCTGTCGGAGTGATGGAAGCAATGTCTCTGCCGCGGGCAGCTAGATCTGCTGGCTTGAACATGCCCTCCGGGTCGCGAACCGTCGTCCACGGCTCTTGTTCTCCACCCTTGCGGCGGAAGATGATCTCCCCCTTGTACGGGCCTTCGGTCTCGACCTCCTTGACATCGAAATCAGGGCCGAGAGCCCGTTGGTAGCCAGACAGTCGGTTGATGCCGAGCCCGGATCTGAACCGAGCTTCAAGCGGCGCCTCTCCGATCCTGATGTTCCCTTCGAGCAACTGCAGCTCGCCCTGAAGGCGCGTCCGCTCTCCCTCCGCCGCGAGCATTGCCGCCTCCTCGCTTGGGCGGACAGCGCCTCGATTGGCCATGCCAGGGCCAAGGGCCATCAACTCCCGGCGCATGGACGAAACGCGGTCTGGCTGCTGCATGGAAGTGGTTGCGGAAGCGCGAGCTTCTAGTTCTGCAAGCCGACGTAAAGCCTCAAGCTCCTCCCGTTCATTCATGGGCGTGTTCCCCCAATTTGCTGACGAAACTTTTCACCAAATTGCTGGCGCAACTTCTCAAGCTCCCGCTTCTCCTCTTCAGTAAGGGGCGAGACATTTGCTGGAGATGTTGGCGCAGCGGCGGGGGCGGCGGCTGGCTGCGCGGCGCCGAACGTCGGGGGCTCAGGGAACTCCCTGCGGAATCTCGGATTGGTGCGCGCGAGAACTTCGTATGCCGCGTTCCTCCTCATCTTTAGATATTCGCCAACTTCGGTGAGGGCAGCAGACATGTTCTCTGAGCTTGTAAGGACACCCTGAGTGCCAAGCACTCGCATCACATGCTTGACATCCTGGTCTGACAACCTGCCGCCAGGATCGATGGCTCTCGCGACAGAGAAAGCCAAAAGCAGAATGTTGGTCCTGACCCGCTGGGCATCTGCCGCCTTATCGCTGGTAAGCCATGAGACAACGCCCTTTATTTCCGGGTCATCCTCTGCAAATCGCCTCCACAAAAGGTCCCTTCCGGTTTGACTCCCCAATTCGGCAGCGGTCACATCTATGGGTCTTCCACCAGCCTCCCTGGAGACCTTGAGTGGCTGGTCCCGAATGATGCTTGTGAATTGGTTTATCTGACTTCCGATCCCGGCTCCGAGAATTGTTGCCGCGCCAGCAAGCCCAACCGGCGCCCCTCTGTTGATCTGGCCCTTCGTCTTTTCGATGAGGGATAGAGTCGAATTGGTCTCGATCTCTCCCTGTCGGAAACGGTCGACCTGAGCGCGGCTGGCAGCGGTCACTCCGCTTGCGCTGGCAATGGAGGACTCAATGACATCCTCCATGACTTGGAGACGCTCCTTTAACGGCTTGCCGCGCTCCAATTCCCAGGCGTTGTTTTGTCTATTTTGTTCTGTCGTCAACCTGCCGCGAGTTGCTCTCCACGGCTCCCAGCCGATCAGCTTTCCTTCCGCATCGCGCACCGGGCCGCCGGTCACTTCATTGACCTCGCCTTCGCCGCGGCCCTGGCCCCGGACAGGTGGCAGCCCCTGACCACGGATGCGCTCGTCCGCTATCTGCGATGCGCGGGCAATGGTCTCCAGGGGCGATGCGTTTGGCATTGCACGGGCGGCTTCAAGCGCAGCCGCATACGCGATTGCTTCGCCCTCCGGCCCGAACTGCGTCATGTACCCACGGGCAAAGTTTTGCGTCAGGACCGCATTCTGGTTCCCGCGGGTGGCCGCGTCTCTGGTTTGATCGCGCAGAAGATTGAGTACGTCCCGTTCCGTCAACTGCCCGGCGGCGCCCTGCCTGCCAAGCCCCGCCATGGCGTTGGCGATGTTGTAGGCGCGGGTGATGCGCTGGTTCTGCAAGCCCTCCATCGCCTGGCCGTAGCTCGTCTTCCCCTGCCCGGCTACCGTAGCGGCAAGGGCGCTGGCGATGTCCCCGTAGCCGCCCTGGTTTGCCGTCAGTCCCTTGAGTTGCCCAGCCAGGAACCTTGAGACATCCGTTGCCCGCTGCTGTGCTTCCAAGGCATTTGACGGGACCGGCGTTGCCTGAGATCCGACGCGCGTCAGAATATCGAGGACTGACCCAACATTTGCCGCAGGGGGCGGAATGACAGCGCCCGTAGCATCGGCACCCGACATGGGGGTTTCTGCCAGGACCGGCTCGTTCCCATCAATCATGTCGTCGGCCATAGGTCACCCCCGTCCGAATGGCGTGAACGTATTGCGGCTCGTGTATCGCTGCGCGGCGTTCTCCGGCATCGTGTAATTCGGCGTGTTCACCGACTGCTGGACGGGAGCTTCAAAGCCGAGAACCCGCCTGCCAGCCTCCAGCGTTCCAGGAAGTCGGCCAGCAATGTCGCCGACGCCTTGCAAACCAGCCATCAGGCCAAGCATCCGGTTGACCTGCTGCTGGTTCATGAGCTGGCCCGCGCCGGCCATCGACTGCGCTGCCGTGCCAAATCCCTGCATCGCCCCGGTCAACTGCTGCCGCGCTGCCGCATCCGCCCTCGCCGCCTCGTTCTGCCCCATCAGCGCCACCTGGCGCGCAATCGCCTCGTCGCGCCGGGGGTTGCTGACCATCATCGTCCCGCCACCCCCAGGACCAAACCGACGCGCCTGCCGAGCCTGCGCCGTCATCAGATCCCGGATGCTCTGGAGCTGCGCCATCCTCGACTGCTCCATTGCCTGCTGCCGAGCCTGCTGGAACATCGGACTCTGCGGGTTCGCCAGCGCCTCGGCCAGACTCGCCTGTCGCTCAGCCAGCGCCGCCGCCTGCCGAGCCTCCCGACTCCGTCCCATTCCCAGAGCGCCGGCAAGGCCAACACCCGCCGCGCCGATCCCGGCAATGTCCTTGATGAAATCGAACAGCGCCATTAGCGCCTCCCTACCATCTCTGCGTAGACCGAGAACCCGGCCAGGACATCAGGTCCCGCCGCATCCTCCGTGCGGAACGAAATCCGAAACGTCTTGCCACGCCACCGCAGCGGCGTCTTCTGACCCATCGTCTGCGCCGTGCCGATCGGCGGCCCGCCAATGGTTAAGATCCCGATCGGTCGACCGCCAATATCCTCGCGCGCCGTCACCTGCACCGTGTCGAGGGAGAGCATGTCGTAATCTCCGGTCGCCTCGATGGTGTACACCACGTCACCCCCCACCTGATAGTTGGGGATGATGAAACTCCCGGCCTTGACCCTCGTCGTGCGCCGCGGCTCCTCAAGGGTCAGCCAGCCGGTGGTGTATTCCGTGGTGTAGAGCGACCCGGCATCCGTATAGGTGTTCTGGTCGAAGGTGTAGACCCGGCCATCGGCGCCACCCAGCAGCAGGTCGGAGTTCGCCCTGACCAGCAGCGCCTTCTGCAGGCCGATCTGCCCGTCGAAGTCGCTCCACGCCGCACCGGCCAGCAGGCGACCATCCTCGGCCAGGAAGTTCGAGTAGTTGTAGATGTAGAGCTTGCTGGCGATCTTCAGGATGATCCAACTGCGCCGCTGGTAGTTGACCACCGAGATCTCGGGGTCCTGCGGGTTCAGCGCCACGATCTGCCGGATGATTGTACGCAGCGCATTCTTGATCGGTTCACTCAGATTCGACCGCTGCAGGTTGTTCGTGTTCACCAGCAAGCTCACGCTCATCAGACCGTCGTACCCGACAAAGGCCAGGTCGTTGCCGGTGTTCACGAACCCGTCCGGGGACACGATGCCCTGCGGGAACAGACCGGCCGGCGTCAGATCCTCCGGAGAAGTGCCGCGGTAGGCGAACACCGCATGCTCCGTCCCGACAACCAGGTAGGTCTGGAACGAAGCGATCGCCCGAACCAGGTCGCCCTCGCCCTGCTGGGCGCCGATGTCCAGCGTCCTGCTTGCCAGGGCGCCGGTGTCGACCGAGAAGTCCTCAATGTCGTTCTCGCCGCTCGCCACGATCTGCCGGCGGTTGCGGGCGTCGACCATCCAGGCCCGGCCGTAGTGGACATGGATGAACGAGGCGATCGGCATGGCGCTGCGGTACAAAACCAGCGCGTCGCCGGCAGAGGTGTTCGTGATCGACGGCGTTAGAAACACCCCGGACGACACGATGCGGCTGATGAAGCTGCCAGCGTTCTTCGTCGTGTTGTGGACGATGTCGCCTTCGCGGGTCTCGGTGTTCAGCCAGTTCGCCACGCCCGAAACCGTGATGTACGTCCCCGAGCCGGTGTTCTGCGTCGTGACCACCGTCGCCACGTTGTCCATGATGCCGTCGACATCCACGACATTCAGCTCGATGCTGTCCAGGATCTTGTAGCCATCCCCAGGCAACGGATCGCCCCCAGGCCCCGTCCCGCTCAGCGTCGTCACCGTGTTGCCGAACCCCTGCGCCAGGGCGCTCATCGGCGTGTGCGACACCCGCGCCGAAGTGACAGCGGTCACGATGCCGTAGGACCCGCGCTTGGCATTGAAGACGATGTCGCCATCGGTCACGAAGGTCTGCCCGACCCAGTCCGTGATGTCCGTATCCGTCAGCGCCGCCGCCGAGGTCGCCACCCCGCACAGGCCGCTCTCCATGACCGCCTGCAGGGTCTGGAACTGGCCGCTGGAGCTGTCGATGTAGACCTGCCTGTCCACCCCGTTGAAGAAGACCAGACGGGAGCCGAACTGAATCGCCTTGATCCTCGCCGCCGTCGTGAAGGCGTAGACCTGCGTCCAGGCCGTCCCATCGTCCCGAAAGACCCGGCCCTCAGACGTTGCGAACAGGGTCTCGTTGCCCTGCCCGTCCACGTACTCGAACATCCCCGTGATGACGCCCTTGGTGGGCAGGTCGTAGTCGAAGGCGGTGTATCCCTGGCGCTTCTCGGCGGCGCCGGCGGCATTGATGAAGCGGTTCCGGAACCTGACCGAGTAGTCCAGCGGGATCTCGGACTCGGCAAAGTTCGTCGCCAGCCCCCGCTTCCCGATCTCGTAGAACCGCTCGCCCATCAGGTCCTCGTCGTCATGCCGGGCTGGAACCGGGTGAACTCGCCTGTCTTGGCGGTCTGCCTGCCAAGGCTGTTGTTGCGGAGGATGAAGTACTTGGCCTGCGCCTGGCGGTACTGATCCGTCTGCACCCCGCCGCTCTCGTCCAGGATCGCCCCGGCATAGAGCCCCGCCACCATCAGCCGCCCAGGGTAGGGCATGACCACGTTGTCGTCAGACCCCGCCACGTACTTCGGCGGCAGCACCTGGAAGCGGACACGGGCCGTATTGCCCCCGTAGGTGGCCCCAGGGCGCGGGAACAGGCCAAGGCGAGGGTTGCCCAGGGCGTCCGTGCCATCGATCGCGTAGCGCGACGGCGTCCCCATGGACTGCGTCCGCATCAGCAGGCGGAACTCGTTCTTGTCAGCGATCGGCTCCAGGCTGGCAATCCGGCCCGAAACGTAGACCTCCTGGACCGAGTGGATGTACTGCTTGGCGGTGGACAGGGCCGTCGTGGGGATGGTGTAGACCGACTGTCCCGAGACCATCGTGACCGCAGCCGATGCCTGCAGCTCGTTCCAGGTCCCGAAGTCCGCGAGATCCTCGGAGAGGTCGTTGATGATGTTGACCAGGTTGCGGACGAACAGGTTCTGCGTGGTCGTCGTGACCTGCCGCACGTTCATGCGATCGCAGACCTCGTTCACGGCCTCCAGGACGGTGATGTAGGGAGACGCCATTTCATACCTCTCGCGCCCGAAGGTTCAGCCGCTCGAACACAATGGGGCTGACGTTCAGCGTAGCCGTCGCCATGATCTCGACGTAGCTGTTGGTCGCCAGCGAGACCAGACACCCAACCGTCCCGACGAACGGCGCGGAGACGGCGGTGGTGCGAACGTCGATGGTGCTTTTCGCCTGGCTGACGCCGTCCTTGCCGATCCGAACCCCGATATTCTGTACGGAACTCTGCGAGGAGACCGTGTAATCCGCCTCGACCAGGAAAGTCTTGGTCAGCGCCCCGGTATAGGTGAGCCGACCAGACCCGTTATGGGTGAACTGGACCAGGGTATCTGCGCTGGTCCCGACATTTGTCACGACATAACTGTTGATCGCCGTGGTCGAAATCAGCCCGACTGACGTTGCCCAGCATTCCGCCGTCGCCAGGCCGAACAAGGCACGGGCGGAAACCCTGACGAAATTGCCGCCAGACGCATCCACCGTGCCGAATGTCGCCTGATTGCCGCCAACGACAGCGGCAGACACGGAGGCAAATGCAACGCCACCCGCGAAATTGACCTGCCCGTTGACCGTCTGCGCCGCGCTCTCGGCCAGGTTCAACTGGCTGTCGATGAGGTTGGCGAACTCACTCCCGGTGGGCGCGTCGCCCGTCTGGAAGGACTGCTTGAGCGTTGCCTTGTCTTGCTGAGCCATGTCAGCTCCTCGCCGGCAGAGGGACCCCGTTGGGGAACACGATGAATGAGCAGCCGATCTCCATCGATCCTATCGAAGCCCCGACATAGAGGTTGTAGCCAGGGAAACGATCGAGCGGCTGGTTGTTTGGGCCGTAGGGGAGACTTGTCCTGCATGCCCTGGGAGCAGGCTCGTCGGGTCGGACAAAGGGAAGCGGGGCCGGGTCGTTCTCGCTCGTGATGAACCATTGCGGGTCGATCGGCTCATCCTGGTCACGGCGCACATACATGCCATCCCAGCGACGAACGACCTGATCCGAGTACAGAACCTCGTCAGACTCGTCATCCTTGACAAGCCATCGCCCCCGGCGCCAGCGATTACGCTCGCTCCACATCAGCTGACCCGTTCAGGCCCGCTCTGCATCGCCATGATGTCCACGGTAGCCGCACCGCTGGTACGGACGGTCAACCGGAAGCAGGAAGCGGGGTCTTCGTGGGTGAACGTGGACCCGGTCGAAAACGCCGTGATCTGCACGAACTGTGCCGAAGCCACGCCATTTGCCAGGACACGATCGATGCTCCATGCCGCTGAGCAGCCGGTCATGTACGAACCGGTCCCAGACAGTTGACGGAACACGAAGGCGTATTCCTGCGTCGAGACCCAGGTGTCTACGGGCCAGTAGATGGTCGTGGTCTCTCCAGACACCGGGGAGAAGGTCCACTGCTTGGGACGAGCCATGGTTCAGACTCCGTAGATCGAGGGATCGAGGCGGGTGTAGACGATCTCCACCGCCGCCTGGGCAGACAGGGACGCGATGCTTCCAGAGGCCGCCGCGACGTTCATGTAGACCGCCTGCGCCGTCGCCCCGGACAATGCCCGGTTGACGCCAGACCAGTTGAACAGCGTCGCCGCGGTCGCATCGATCGCCGCATAGACGCCGGCCGCCGAGACCGACACCGACCCCAGGTTGTTCGAGGTGAACACCGTCGGGCTGGTGGTGAACCTGACGGTCGCCTCTCCCGCAGCCGCCGTCGCCGCGTAGTAGTTGATCTCCACGATGGCGGCACCGATCGGGATGTATCCGACCAGGGCGCCCGACACCACGCCGTTCGTGCTGGGGATCGTCGTGGTCAGGCGAGAGAGACGGCCCCAGCCGATGCCCTGCCGGGAGCCCAGGCGTCCCGAGTCGAGGCCGGTAGCAATCGGCCCCTGGAAGGTCGTCTCCTTCTGGCCAACGCCGGGATATGCCTCCGACTGCCCGTGCCGGGTGAAGACGAGTTCCGCCATGCCTTCCAGGGCAGCCACAGATCCGGACGCCGCCGTGATCGTCATCTGGACCGGCTGCGCGGATCCGGCATTGATGCCCCGCAGGAACGTCGCGCGGACAGCCGTCGTGAGCGCCACCGAGTAGATGCGAGACCCCGAGACCGTGACCGACCCCAGGTTATCGCCATCGCTGCCAGCAGAAAATCGAACCGTCGCCTCACCAGTCGGAGCGGTGCGGCAGTGGAAGTTGATCTCCGCGAGCTGCGCGCCGTAGGGGATGCAACCGACCACCTGAGCCGTCACCGGGGCTGCCAGGGCGGTGACCTGCTGGACCGTCTGGAGGTTGCCGAAGCTCGCCCGCGAAGGGATCCCGACATCCTGGGCGCCGCTGATGATCGGCCCCTGGTAGGTGGTGTCGTTGCCCTTCATGGCGGCCGTCAGATCGGGCCGGTCGACCAGAGAGACGCGGGTGTAGACCACCTCGATCCAGCAGGCCGAGGTCAGGTTCGCCGTGGTGCCGGAAAGCAGGGCCGAAGAGAAGTAGATCTGCGTCGGCTCGGACGACAGACGGGCGCGGCCATAGGGCAGGGTCGCCTGTGCCGTGGCGCTTGCGATGTAGGGCCGGTAGATGGCGTTGCCGGCAGTCACGGTCGCCACGCCCAGGTTGTCGGAGCCGTTCAGACCCGTGCCGAAGCGGAATGACGCCTCGCCGGTATACGACCCGGCCTTCCAGACGTTGATCTCTTCCAGGATCCCGTCGAAGGGAATGGCGGCGACCGTCTGGGCTGTCACGGGAAGGGTCGTGACCGGCGTCCAGGTGGTGAACCGCCCGAAACTCTTGGTGGTCGTCGCAGGCGCCCCCGTATCGAGCCCGGAGGCAACAGGGCCAAGGAATTGGGTTTTCAGGGTCATGTCGGAGATCCTTCGGTAGGACGGGGCAATCCTACCAGGGCAATATGGTGCTTCTAGCCCCCCTCAAACGGAAAGGGCGCCCCGAAGGACGCCCTCCCGCACTTGATGTGGACCAGATCAGGCCCCGGCGCTCCCGTAGGCGTATCGCCAGTCGGTGGCTCCGACGCTGAACCGTGCCGTGGTCTTGATCTTCAGGTTCTCCGTGTCGAACTCGTTGTCACGGCTGACCTCGGCATTGCGGCGCCGGTAGAAGGTGGCGCCAGCCTTCGAGTTGGTCAGGATGAACCAGGCGTCGGGATCCGTCAGGAACGGATTGACGATCAGGTCGAGCTGACCAGCCATCGGGTTGATGTCGTTGTCGGCCGAGCCAACAGCGAACTTCGTCCCGAGGATCTTCTCCGCCACGAACCGATTGGTCGGAGCCACGAGGAGCTTCTCCGGCATCAGGTTGATGCGGAGCGACGAGTCGTCCTGCCAGTCGTGGATGTCGATGTACGCCTGCTCCAGGGACGCCTGGGTCAGGTCGCTGGCAACGGCGGGGGTGTTGCGCTGAGTGCCGCCGCGGACGTTGGGGTGGGCCGAGTTGAAGAACGAGACGCCATCGGCACCGTTCATGGTCGAGAAGCCGAGGTTGAAGACAGACGCCGAGATGGTCTCTTCCGTCTGCCGCATCGACTCCGCGAGCATGCGCGGCACATTGTTGATGACGTTGTATTGCTCGTCCTCCATCAGTTCGCGGGTGATGATCGTCCCGAGCCCGTAGGTCAGGTTGACGTACTCGCGCTGATAGCCCTGGAGCATGTCGACGTAGGGTACCGACGCCGACTCGCTCTTCTGGCCCGCCAGGCCGAAGCCCGTCACGCCCTGCTCCTTCTCGAACGCCTTGGTCGAGCGGCGCAGGATCATGAAGCGGCTCCAGAGGGGAGGATACCGACGATAGGTGTCCGCCCAGATGGTGCTGATCCCCGGCCACAGAAGTTCCGGGAAATTTGCCGTTCCGACAGTCATGTGAGGACCTCCCTATCAGGAAGTGAGGGAGTGAAGAGCGATGCGGACCTCGAGGTCGATGTCCGTATTGCCCCACGCCGAGTTGTTGGCGAACGACCCCAGACCGCGAGCCTCCGTCGGCGCCACGCCCAGAACCTGGAAGGTCTTGGCCGAGGTGTCCGCCGAAGCGACGCGAAGCTGGATGATCGACGTACCCGCCGCCGTGTTCCCGCCGTTGCCGGTGGAAGTCAGGCTGACGTACTGGCCGACGAGCGTTTCCGCCGCCGAACCATCCGCCTGGCAGATGAACGTGATGTTCTGGTTGTCGTAGACCGCCGCCCAGCCAGAGGTGCTGGCAGGAAGGAACGGGCCACGGGCAGGCTGGCTGAACGTCAGCGGCCGGCCGTTGTCATCGAACATCTGCGCCACGACACCCAGGCACCGCGTATTGGCCAGGGCGTTCGCAGACAGACGGACGATGCCGACACCAGTCGAGTTGAAGCGAACCGGGTCTCCGATGAAAAGTCCCTGGGTATTCCCAGAGGCCGTCACCCGGTACATGCGAGTCGGGATATCGCCGCCGCCCGCTGCGTTGCGGACAGGAGCGAACCCGAACGGCGCGTTTGCCATAATGGTTCTCCTTTGAGGTTAGTCGATCTTGATTTCGCCATCGACGAGCGCACCCGTCCTGGCGTTGATTTCCGTCTTGGCCCTGGCCGTCAGACCCGAAAGCTGCTGCTGAGCCTGGGTGCGGTAGTACACCTCTCGCTCCTGCGCCATCTCCTCGGGGATCTTCATCAGGACCATGTCTCGATACTCCAGCACACCGGCCGGAGTGCCAGCCCCACTCTCGACCCCATTGGGGCGATCGTGGACGGCATCGTTGCGGCCTGCCTGCTCCCACCCCTCCGCGCGCTTGCGGAGCATGTTCGCAGGTTCCGCATGAACCCACCGTAGGCGATACGCCGGGTCCTTGCTCTTGATCCCTAGCGGTGCCGCGGGCGCCCACGACCGGGAACCCTTTTTGACCGCCTTCGCAGGACGGCCGCGCCGCTGGATCGCTCCATCCAGCGAGTCATCGCCCGCCGGAATATCGGTATCATTCATGGATCAGTCCTCCACCTCAACTACCCTACCCAAAGATTTCTTCTGCTTCAGGTACAGGTCATGTGCATCCTTGGCGGAACGGGCAAGAGCGCCGCGTCCACCCATGAACATCGCCTCTGCGATCACCCGCTCCTGGGCTGACAGAGACATCGACTCGCGCGCCGCAGGACGAGTCCCGCGCGGAGACGAAAAGGCCCGCTGGACCGGATTGCGGCGAGGCGGTTCGTCCTCGTCGTCGGCATCCAGGGCCTTCGACATCCGCTTGTCCACCTCCCGGAGGATCTCGCGGATCGGGGCCTCCTGCATCTCCGGATCGGCAACCACGCGCCGGATCATGTCCTGCGTGGCAGCGAACTCCGGATGCCCAGGCTTGGCCCAGGGACGCAGATCCTCGCCGTCGTCGCCGGTCTGGTCCTGCCAGGAGCGCAGGACCTTCATCTCCGTGTCGGGGAGAGGAGGAGGGGCCGAAGGTGGAGGGGGTGCCTTCTCCTCCGTGACCTCGCGCTTCATGTCCACCAGGCGCTCGTTCACGCTGACGAAGGTCTCGGTGTCGCCCGTAGCAAGAGCTTCCTTCATCTCCTGCTTGAGCGTCGCCAGCTCCTTCTTCTTGGCCTCGTCCTTCATGCCGCCGACGAGCTTTTCGAGGGCGGTCTGAAGCTTGAGGTTCTGGTCAGCCAGCAGCTGGACCTGACGCTCGGTCTTCTCGGCCTTGGCGTTCGCCTCCTTGGTGTGCCGGTAGAGGCGATTGAACCTGGCCTTCAGCTTGGGGTCATCGATGTCCACCCAGTCCGTGCCGTCCTCGTCCTGCTGCTGCTTGGCAACAGGCTTGGGCTCAGGCTTGGGTTCCGGTTTGGGCTCGACCCTGGCTTCGGGCTTCGGCGCCGGCGGCGGGGTCTCGTCGTCGGAGACCTCGATTCGGTTGGCGAGGGAACTCATGCAGCCTCCTTGATGAGGCCGATGACATCCTCTTCCTGCATGACATAGAGGCCGGGCTCGAAGTCCACGGCCTTGGCGGCCCACTTGCCGAACAGGACACGGTCGCCTGGCTTGAGGACCTCGACGGTGCTGCCGACTGCAACAACCGTGCCTTCGTCGGGGACCTTCTTCTCCTCGACCGTCTCCGGGATCTTGAATCCCATCTTCGACAGGCCCTGGTACTTGGAGGCAACCGTTGCCTGCAAGGTGTCTGCGCGGACCACCACCCGCGCGAATAACGGCTTGAGTTCTCTCATGTTCTCCTCTTTGCGCGATATGCGCCCGGCCAAACTACCGGCGAGAGGAGGGGGTGGAAGGGGGGTATGGGAGGAAAGTCACACCCCCCCTCCGAGAGAACTGGGAACAGAGGGGGAAACCAGTTCTCTCTAAACGATCAGCAACCGCGACCGCCCTTCTTGGGCTTCTTCTTCATGGACACCACCTCCTTTACAGGAACTGGCGGATGCCTTGATAGATGTCAGCGGGGGCAGTCTGCGGCAAGCCCATCACGCCCGCAAGATATCTCTGCTCGATCGGCAGGAAATTCGGCGTCTGGTTCAGCGTCATGTTGGGGTTGACCAGCTCTCGCGACAGCAGAGAGGCATAGTATTGCTGGGCAGGACGGGTGCGGAAGGCTGGGTTCGTCCCCATTGCGCCGTAGGTGGAGATGAGCGCCCGACGCTGAAGATCCGACAGGCCAGGACCCATGAACGAGGAGATCTCCATTGGGACGCCGACTTCGCCCGCGCGCTGAAAGGCCGGGACATCCGGCGCCGCGGCCATGGCGGTGTTGATGCCTTCGGCTACACCCGACCGCTCGCCGCCAGGCTGGAATGGATCGGTGAACTTCTCCGGTGCGCTGCCCTTGATACCCGCGCCCCTTGCCAAGCCACCAAGGAACTCAGCAACGCCATATAGGGCAGCGGGAGCTGGACTGATAAAGAAGCTGGGCCGCTCAAAGCTGGCAGGGTTCCGTATGGCTCGGTCAACCTGCTCTAAGGTGCGCTGCATGAACCCCGGCTGCTCTGGAGGCATCGGTCGCGCCATTACGTCGCTGACCATCTGGTCAAGCCTGGACTGCCCCATCTGAGCCGGCGGTGCGCCAAGATTGCCGTCGTACTCAATCGTCCCCTGCTGCGCCCCGCCGCCGTAATCCACGCCTCCACCCGGCGTCGTCGGATCTGGCGCCGCGCCCATGCCGGCACCCTCGCCGTAGCCGCCGAGAGAACCGCCGAAGTCAGACCCGTCGTAATACTGCCGAAGCCCGGTCTTGGGGTTGCGGGTGCCGACGCCACCCATGGCCTTCAAGATGGCCTTCTCTCGCGGGTTCACATGGGCGAGTTCCGTGTCCCCGCGCTTGCCCTGGCGGCGGACGACCTCAAGGGCTTCGTGGAGCTTCATGCGGTTGGGACGGCGCATCATGTCAGCACCTGCGGGTCATTGAGAGCGCGGCCAATGGACTGAAGGGCCATGTCATAGCCCTGGGCGCGGCCGAGGGAGATGAGATCGTTGGCGCTGCGGAACCGGAAGAGGGGGTCTTCCTTCTTCAGCGCCTTGACGAGCGCCTGCGTCACCGGGTGGCGCTTCCACATCTCGATCTCGTCTCGGTCGAGGGTCATTTCTTCCTCGCGGCCCGCATGTTGTCGATCATGTTTGGATAGGGTCGCCCGGCCTTCTTCGCCGCCGCCTTGGCAGATGCCTTCTGCGACGGGGTGAGGGACTTGGGCTTGCCAAGGGATTTGGGACGTGCGCGGTCCCAGATGGGCTTTTTCATATCAGCACCGCCATGCGCGAAGGGATTTCCGAAGACGGCTATTCGGATCCTTGGCGGCGGCGGGGAACTTCTTCGCCATCCCGCCCATTCGGGCGCAGAACGACCGCTTGCGCGGCCCGCCTTCCGGCTGCGGAGGCTTCAGCGTCCCGCCGGTCGCCGCCTTGTAGCTGGCGCGCCCCTTGGCATTCAGGCCACCCTTCGGATTCTGGCCCTCTTTGCGTTGCCATGCCGGTGTCTTGGGCATCAGATGATCTCCAGTTGCTCAAGGATGTCGACAAGTTCCTGCTTCGTGATGCCATGATAGCGGATCGTAAGCGCGTGTTCGATGCCCCCATTCGTGGCCTCCGCGTTCGCAGTTGCCCTGGCCGACATCCTGGCGCCAGCCGACGACCTGCCGGAAGCCTTGGCGCTATACGACTTGGCCCCGCGGGCGCCAACTTTGGACGACCCGGAACACGACGCGACCGTCCCGCAGATCCGGGTGACGCGCCGCTCCTCGACCTCGATCCGCCGCAGCTCCTTCCTGAGCTTGCGCTGGTCGGTCTTGGTGAGGCCAAGGGCAATCGCCTGCCCGCGCAGCGGCACCTCGTCCAGGCGGCCGACATCGCTCTCCTGGACGACGACCTGCGGGACGCGCTCCTCTGGCCTGACGCGGAGGTAGACGCCTGGAGAGACCTGGCGGATGTAGTTGCTGCCGACCCGTCGATAGGAGGCCCAGCGGGCGAACTTCTGCTCGACAGAGGGCGCGTTGGCTCGGCCGCCGGTGGTGGCGTTGACAGTGCTTGAACCGGTGGCGGAGGCGGTGAAGGTAGCAAGCGCGGAGAAGGCCGCATCGACGGTGCTGCTGCCGGTGGCAGAAGCGTCGGCGGTGACGGCGCTACCTGCTGTGGACCCGACTGCCGAGACCGTGCTGCTGCCAACCGCCGCCGCGTCGAACGTCGCTAGGGCAGAGAACCCGGCAGAGACGACGCTGACGCCAGTCGCAGAGGCATCGGCCGCTCCGCCCCCGCCTGCGTCGTACAGGGCGCCGAAGAGGAAAGTGAGACCCTGGATTGGCTTGGCAACAACAGAGGAAGAGCCAACTGCCGTGACCGTGCTGCTGCCGGTGGCAGAGGCGTCGAATGTGGCAAGAGCGGAGAGGATTGCCGCAACCGTGCTGGATCCGGCGGCGCTTGCCGTGGACGTAACGCTGCCTGAGAACGATGCCGCAACGGTGCTGCTGCCAGTCGCCGCTGCCGTGAATGTGGCGAGGGCGGAGAATGCCGCGTCAACGGTGCTGCTGCCGGTGGCCGTTGCTGTCGATGGGCCGGCACCTACAACCGCGAGTAATGGCTGCCGGACCCGCAGCATCTCAGTCCCCGATCAGCGGGGGGCGGTTAACGTAGGGGTGGTCAGCGGCGAGTGGGATGGCCCATTTGTGGGAGAGGTAGCCCTCGATTAGCCAGCGGTCTCGCGCCGACTCGTCGTCAAGGGTGACGATCAGCTCGCCGATGTACCCGTTGATGTAACCTGGAAATCCAAAGGCATTGGAGGGACGGTATCCGAGACCGAGACCAGCCGTGCCGGTAATGTCCTCACCGAGCCCAAGTTCTAAAGGTTGAGGACTTACAGTTTGCTGCTCGCCATTAAAGAAAAGCGTGTCTCTTGCTCCTACCTTATGCCGTTGCGCCATAATGTAAGGTGAGGCAGTTTTTGCATAACTGGTGGCGTCGATTGTCATGTTCGCGCCGCCGCTGATTGAGTTGGAAGAGACGTAATTCTGTGAATTGGCACTAAAAAACCACGCCGCAAACGAGAGATCCTTGGACGAACGACGCTCGGTGAACCAAATGCCGCCGTCGCCAGACGTATTCCGCCGATGCAACGCGCCGAATACCTGCATCTGACCGCTGTAGGTCCCGGATGTCAGGCCCGTGGTGGTGTTGTCGAGGCTGTCGTTGGAGCCATCGAAAGACACGACGGGACGCCCATTGATGCCATTGGCGACGTAGGCGGGTTGACTGCCTGCGGTTCCCTGCGTGACGTTGACGCCGCTTACACCCTTATTGCGCCACTCGGAAACGCCGGTTGATATCGTGACCGTGCTGAGATCCGCCGCATCAAACCACGCAGCCGGCCGCAACACCGCCGGCGTCCACAGCCGCCGCTGAAGGATGGCGGTGTCGTAGTCGTTGATGCCGCGAGGCATGTCAGGAAACGTCCTCGTTGTACGGGATCATGTACAGTTCATTGCCCGAGGCAGGCAGGGTAGCACCGGCGTTGTTCACGAGGCTGAACCGGATGCTGAACGGGTACAGGCGCACCATGGGGATGATGTTGACCTTGGAGGCAGACCCAGGAACCAGCGGCACGACGTAGACATCGCCGCCAACCTTGTTGCCCGTGTCCGTGCCGTCGTTCAGCGTCAGGCGCAGCGAAACAGACCCGCCGGTGGTCGAGTTGAAGTTCCCAAGCTTGATCGTCGCCGCCGCGTAGAGGTTCCGCAGCGAGGTGTTGTCGTAGGTGACGACCGCCGACTCCGAGCCGTTGGCAAGGCTGTCGGCTGCCGAGGACAGGATGTTCGAGCTTCGGCCAGAGTTGCTGGACCACTTCGCGACCGCCATGTCACTTGCCTCCGCGCGCCAGGCCAACCGCCCGCGCGTCAACCACTACGCCATTGGCTTCGGCCCAGGACGGATGCCGGGTGCGCCGCGAAAGCGCCAGCAGCGCATCGCCCTGTTCCTGCGTCAGGATCCGACCAGCGACCAGCGTCGCGAGCTGCGAACGAGCCGATGGGCGCGAGAGGTCGAGGCCGGGGCCGCGGATCAACTCCAAACCCCATTTGACCACCGGCGTCGTCTCGGCCAGCGTTTCGAGGCCGTCCAGGAACGTCGCCCCGGCCGATGGCCCGAGCGTGTCGAGGATCGCGCCAATGCCGATCTTCGTCGGCTCCCAGGTCTCGACCGCCGGGTACGTCGGGTCGGGCTGGTTCAGCGCCGCTGCAGCCTGCCAGTCGGGCAGATCCGCGAGGTCGGGCTGGGTGAGGCGGTCTGCAAGCGTCATTCTGCTCCCCTTTGTCACGCGGCTACGCAGCCAAACCATGGCGGTTCGCCGCCGAACTCGGTCGCAAGGCGGCAAGCATGTTCAACCCATGCGGCGGCCGATGCAACAATCATCCCGTGCGCTTGATCCAAAACGTCGTCGCTGCGCGGTGGCTCAACCAGGACAACTTGGTCCTGCGCGTAGAGGACCGCATCGATTTCGACCGCGCGGGTCATGCGAAGCAGCGGCATAAGCGTCACGCGAAGAAAATGTCGCCAACGATATCGTTGGCTGCGACAGCCGTCGTGTCGGCATCAGCGGCACCGGTCACCGTCGTCAGGGCGATGCCCGTCGAAAAAGCAATCCCGCCCTCAAGCGAAAACGCAATTGTACCTCCGGCCGGAATGCCGACCGAGCGAACCACTCCAGAGCCTGCGGTTGGCGTGGTCGTCTGATTGTGAAACTTGACGTAGACCTTCGCCGCCGCGTTATTGGTCAATACGAACCCAAGCAGGCGACCTGCGCCAGCTTTTACTACCGTCGCGTTGGTTGACGCGCCGCTTACAAGATGCGTTCCGCTCGCCGCGCCCGTCGCGTTCGCGCGGTATTGTTGCCCAACGTCGCCAATGGCAGCCGTGCCAGCGACAAGCGCGGGCTGGGTAAAGCTCGTTGTGACCGTTCCGACGACGCCGACTGGCAGTGCCGCTTGCTGACCAAGCGGACGGATGCCAGCAATGTAATAGGGGACGTTGGCGTTGTCCTCGACCGCGACAAATCCGATAGTCCAAGTTGTCGTTGACGCTGGGTTTGTTGTGCCGTTGTAGGACCAGATGAACCAATATAGCTCGACATCGTCATCGGGAAGCGCTTCAACGCGAGAAGCGCGCGAGGTTACGGACGGCGTTGTCGAGCTGGCAACAAGAGCGTCTGCCCAGTTGACGTTTCGCCCGTCAAGGTAGATTTGCATCATGTGACCGGACGACGCGGTCGTATTGATTGTCGCCGTCGTGTCGCCGCTGTTCCATCCGTTGCGCTGAGCATCGACCGACGCATTGGTTGCGGTCGTACCGCTGTAGGCGGCGCGAACAAAGTTCCAGCCGAACAAGTCGCAAGTGCCGCCGCCGGTCGTCCAGCCCGACACGGTCAGAACGAACGTGTTCGCGTTGGTGATCGACGCGATAGCGTAGCGCCCCGGTACGCCAGCACCGCTCGTCGCGGTGATAGCGCCGACATACATGGACTGCCCGACATTATCGGCAGTGAAGCCGTGCGCCGTCTTGGTCACCGTCAATGTGGTGGCGGTGTTCGTGTAGGTGAGTCCTTCGCCAATACTGTCGGCCAACAACATCACGAAATTGTTGTTCGCTATGCGCTGCGACAGGATTGTCTTGTATCGCGCCGTCGCCGCACCGCGAAATGACTGCGTCGAACGTGCGAGGTATTCGCTGTTGGCTGTAGTGCCGGTCGTGATGACGAGGTTGCCGGACGCCTGCGACACGCCCATGCCGGTGCCGAGGCGACGCTGGGTGAATTTGTCGGTTTCGAGCAGGCCGGTTCCAACCTTGGAGAACGACGCCGACCAAATCTCCGCTGGCGCCTGCCGAACCGTTGCGCCGCTTGCAGTGGAGAGCGGGTGCGAAGTCGTTAGCGGAGGCAGCCCCGCATCTGTGACCGGCAGCGGGTTTGCCGACGACACGTCGCCACTGTTCACGCCATCCGCGCCGATCACCACCTTGATTCGCTGAAACAGTACGCCGCCGATATCATCGGCAGCCGCTGTCGCCCCGGTGCCTGGCGTGATGCCGATATTATCGGCCATGGATTAGTCCTCCGTGATGATCGTGCCAGAGTTGATCTGCGGCGTCACACCGTTGCTGACAGCGATATTCGGCGTCAGAGTGCCGGAGTAGAGGATCTTCCCCGTGCCGCTCAGGACCGTTCCCACGGAGAAGAACGCCGCCGTCGTCGCCGCGCCTCCGGTCGAAGCCGGGAATGCCTGAAGCGCCGCCAGACTGACCGTCCGGGCCGACACCACGAACGCCGCCGAGGTCCTCGCCACGCTGACGCGCGCGTAGGACGTATAGCTGATCTCGTTCGTGGACTGGTTGCCAGACGAACCAGGATCCGCCGTGTGCAGCGCCAGGAACAGGCCGGTCAGCGGAGACGACGCCGCGTTATCGGCCAGGTTGGCGATTGCGCCGCCGTTGAAGAACAGCTTCAGGAAGTCGTTGGTGAACGTAAGACCCTTCGGCATCTCAGCCTCTCCTCAGTACGATTTCGCGCGGTTCAGCCATGACCTTGATCTCCCGTGGCTCGGAGGTGATCTTCACCTCGCGCGGGGAGTTACGAGCCTGCATCTCCTCGCGCTTGGTCTGGGCATCCAGGACGAGCTTCTCCCGGTCCAATTCGGCCTTCAGGGCGAGCTTCATCTGCTCGATCTCCCGCTCCAGGGCCAGCTTCTCCTGGGCGATCAGACGCTCGTTCTCAATCCGCATCTGCTGCATCGCCTGTTCCATCTGAAGGCGCTGCGCGTTGATCTGCGCTTCGATCTGCATCCGCTGCTGGTCCATGGCCAATTGGGCCTGAAGCTTCTGCGCCTCGAACTGAAGCTTCTGCTGCTCGGCAACCACCTTCGGATCCGGCGGGGACGGCGGGATCTCCTCCGGACTGCGCGGCAGAAGGGTGTCGATCTGCTCGATCTCCATTTCCTCGAGGAGCCTGCGCGACACCGCCAGGAGCGTCTGCGGGTTGTTGGCGATCAGCGGGTTCTTGGTGGCGAACTCGAACAGGAACTGCGCCTTCTGCACCCTGGCCTGCTGACTTGCCAGCCGCGGATCGGCCACCGGCATGATCATCATGTCGGCCGCGAAGTCGTCGCCCGTGATCTCGTTCTGCTCGGTCCCGTCCGGCGTCAGCGTGACGAACGCCTCGTAGCCGCGGAAGTACAGGCCGTGCAAGCGGTAGATCTTGTTCAGTTCCTTCGACCAGCTGTTCAGCAAAAACTCCTGGACCGAGGTGAAGACCACCAGGGCCTGGTCGATGAGCTGGCTGACCGTGTTGGGCTGAAGGACCTTCTGCACATCGCCCGATGCCGCGTCCGTGGTGGCGCCGATGCGCTGCGCCCTGGCCTCCAGCATCCCGATCGCCTGCATGACCGTCGGCGGGGGCGGCGGGAACGACAGCGTCTTGATGCCCTTCTGGATGTCGTCCGTGCTGGCCGAGACCGACTTGAACGAACCAAGCTCGATCTTCACCGGCCCCTTGTTGATGTTCAGGCTCTCGGAGATGAAGCCCGACATGTTGCCGGCGATCGACAGCGTCGTGGCGTCGATGAACTGCCGCAGGAGCTTGTTGATGGCGATGTTCGTGTTGCCCAGCATGAAGCCCAGGCCGTAGCCGTAGAAGCCGTCCGGGTTCACCAGGAAGCGATAGTGGGTGTATTCCTCGATCGGCAGGCGGCCATTGGTCGGGCGGCCGGTCTCGTCGACCTCGTAGCGCACCTCGATTCGGAGAAGCTCCTCCGAGGTCACATCGACCCAGACCTTGTAGGGCTCGGCAATGCCGTCACCGTCCAGGTCAAGATCTCGGTGCTGCTCGATGATCTGGGCGTAGTCGTCGCTCTCGGACTGGATCTGGACGATGCCGCTGTCCTGGTCGTTTTGGTCCTGGATGGGCGACCGAAGTTGGCCGATCATCATCGGCTCGGGGGCTGCCAGGAAGTAGCCCTCAGAGGCCCGGATGCGCCCGTCGTTCAGTTGCAGGTGGATCAGTTCTGTCTTGCGGGGAACGTCCTCGATGTTCACCGGCCCGGCAGAGTAGGCGACGAAGAGATCCTCGGCCCTGACCGGCCGCACCTGGATCTTGTTCAGGACCGGGTCGAAGTAGGTCTTGCTGAAGTCGCTGCCGTGGACCGCGACCCGCAGCAGCATCGCCGCCTTGTCCTCCTTGTAGGACTGGTCCTTCACGAACAGCGACCATTGCAGGTACTGACCGACCCGCTTGGCCCGCGCCGCCGTCTCCGGGTCCTGGGGGCCAACCGGGATGGCCGCGACCGGCATCCGGGACGGGAAGAACGACTTGTAGGCCCTGGCCTGGAACGAGTTGCAGGCCTCGGTCAGCAGGCCCAAGCTCTCGCTTGAGCTACCCTCCCAGGGCTTGTAGATGGCGCTGTCCTGCTGGTTGTAGACCGACACCCAGTCGGCATGCATGGCGTCCCAGCCAGACCGGGACATGCGGTCTGACTTGAAGTCCTCCAGGCAGATGGCGGCAATCTGGCGCCGTTGCTCGGCATCCAGGGACTCGGCGATGTTGACCAGGAAGGCCGACAGGGCTTGCCGGCGCTTCGGCTTGATCTTCTCGCTGTCACCCCGCCACTTGCGGTCGTTCATGCGAACTCATCCTCGAACCGGGGCAACCGCCCCTTGGAAGACTGCCACACCCAAGCCACCATCCCCGGCCCGTGCGCGTCCCACGGAATCCAGGGCGTCTCTTGCAGGAACCGGGTGAAGTCTTGCGCCTGGCAGAGGATGTCTCGGTCGGTCCAGAACGTCTTCTTCAGGTCCCCGACGCCAACTTCCATGGCGAAGTACTTCTCCGTCCCGTCTTGGTGCCTGGCGTTCTTGTCGAGCTTGCCCTCATCGAAATGGCACGAGTCGAAGGCATACAACCCGATCGAAGAGAACCCCAGGAACTGCCAAGCCAGGATCATAGCCCTGCCGGCAGACGAAGATCCGCCCCCCATGAGCATTTTCTTGTGTTCGTCAGGCAGGACCTCCGCCTCGTTGGCCCCGACCGCCGCATGCCACCCGACCACCTTCCCCCCGGTGTCCAGGAGCCTCTTGGTGGTCGAAGGGTCGACCATCGACGCCACGAAGTAGGTCACATCCGGATGCGCCTTCGGCAGAAGCTCAGCCCGCGGCACCCCGTGGGTACTGATGCCCTCGTGCGGGCGCGGGTCCAGTAGGACGCATCCGAAGGGAACGATCCCGGCTGCCAAGAGCTTGGCATGGGAGTGCTTGACGCAGAACAGGACGGCGCCCGAATTTAGTTCCATCCTGATGGCGTCCATGGTCTCGGGCAGATCGAGCGACGGCCCGGCTGACACGATGATCGCCCGGCGGCGATGTGGAAGGAGCGCCCGGACCCACTTCTTGATGAGACCCAGGTTGCCCTGGATGTTGGCCTGAATGGTCTCGTTTGGGACGCAGTTCTGGGTCTTGACCAGCATGTTGGTCGAGTAGGCCCCACCCGTCAGCGCCTTGGCCTGCTCCTTGGTCATGACCTCAAGCTCCCGCTGCCGGAACACGGGCAGGTCAGCCGGGATCGGGTAGTCCTTCCCCACCGCCATGTGGATGAATCCACCTCCGGCGGCCAGCTCGATGCTCTCGAAAGCCACCAGATCGGTCACGACGGTGTTGATGCCGTAGCGGGTGGTATCGACATGCGCGCCCCGCTCGTCGGACGAGTACCAGCCCCGGTAGATCACCGTCCTGCCTGCCAGCTTCTTGACCGCCTCGCGCAGCAGCTCAACAGGCTGCATGTCGCAGTCCAGGACGATCACCGGGTCGTCGGTGATGGCGTCCGGCTTGCAGACCTTCGCCACCTTGTCGCCAAGCAGTCTGGCGAGGATATCGGCGTTCGTCAGGGCAGACTTGCGGGCGCCCTTCTTGTGGACGAAGTAGTCGTTGAGGACCGAGTTCTCGAAGGCATCCAGGCCATACGGTCCACCGCCTACTGGGCAAAGATCGTGCCAGTCGGACTGGAACGCCTGCACATGCGCCACGATCATCGCCATGAAAACATGGCTGTCGTGCAGCTCCGAGAGCTTCAGGACTTCGTCCTTCTCGTAGAACTCGACGTAGCGGCTGAGCAGGTGACCGCCCTTGCGCCGGAGGTTGAAGGACATGAACCCGCACTCGGGATGCGGCGCGGACCCAGCTCGAGACAGAAGCGCCCCATCCTTGTCCTGCGGGCAGATCTGCATCAGAAAGTCGGCGTCGATCTTCTTCCGGGTCTCGATATCGCCGTCGAGCCAGACGAGGTAGTCGTAGTCATTGGCGGCCGCCAAACCAACCTTCAGGGCGAAGATCTTGTGGGCGAACCGAAGCAGGTCCTGCCGGTAGTCGTAGCCCGGCGCCGAGGCATCCATGCGTCGGCTGGCATGTCGGGCCATGAAGTCGCGGAACCCCTGGTCCTGCGACAGATCCTCGTCCGTGACGATCGTCAGGTCCATGCTGTCGTGGAAGAACTCGTGCGCGGTTTCGGTAAACCGCCTGCCGTAGAGTTCAAAACCAGCATCGGACCAACTCGTTATGACCATGATTTTCATTCAAACTTCCCCTCTGAGGCCAGCATGTGGTCGAACTCGCTCGTCCACCAGCCGGCGAATGGCACATCCTTCATGTGATCGAACCACGGGCCGCCCTCGGTGAAGTGCATGACCTTGGGCGACACCGACCTGTTGCTATGGCCTACCAGGAAGTTCCAGCTTTCCGGCAGCGCCCCGATCTCGTTGTCCTGCAGCCAGGAGAAGCCATGCAAGGCCCATCCCGGCGCCGTGTTGACGTACTGAGCGGACAGCTTCTTGTTCGCCTCATGCCCGCAGTTCCACAGGATCACGGACGACCAGTTCTTCCGCGGGTAGTTCTGCTGGGCCTGGCCATCCATCTTAACCTGGCTGCGCGGCGCGTAGTTGTGCTTGACCACCATCACGGCGAACTTGTCGTCCGCCAGGCCAATCAGCTCGGCCACATCGCCCAGCCAGAGGATGTCGCAGTCGGTGAACAGCGCCCAGCCCTTGTACCGCTGAAGCGCCGGCACGAGGAACCGGGTGAAGGCAAACTCCGTTGAGAACGGCTTGCCATCCAGGGTGTCGAACATGCGCCCCGTCTGCCCGTCAACCCGCCATTCCCGGTAGAACAGGCCGGAATGCCTCAGTTCGTTGTGCTTCAGGGCGCGGATGTAGAGCGGAACGGATGATTTTCGCTGACAGGAGAAGGAGCAGACATCGAAGGCGTCCTTCTCCCTGCTGTCGTAGCCGATCCAATACGGAAACGGGTCCATTTCAGCCCCCTGGGTCAAAGTTCAGCACGATTTCCGGGCCTCCAAAGGCCAAACTGGTCACGAATCCTTGCCACCAGTCAGGACTCTGGATGGTCAGATGGGCGTTTCGGCCGTCCGGAAGCGTCTTCTTGGCCGCGCGCGTCGAAATCGCGAAGAACACGAACTTCTTGGCCCGGATCGAGGCATCAAACACGGCGGCAGCCAGTTCCTTGCCTGCAAGATGCTCCAGAACGTCGCAGCAGATGACCCCATCGAACGGCCGGAGCGCGTTGGGCAGGCTTTCGATGCCCTTGACGGCGGGGTCGTACAGGGTTGGCTTGGGGATGCCCCACTCCTCGTGCAGTTTCTGCTCGTCGTACTGCATCCCCTTGCCGCTGCCGAAGTCCAGCAGGGTCTTGGCGTCGTACTTCTGCACCAACCCCTTGATGATGCCGCTGTATTTCTTGGTGCTGTGGCCCGGAAAGTGTCCCTGGCTGTGCATCTGGCGGTAGAGTTCGACGTTGCTCATGTGACCTTCTCCGCCACGACCCACATGTCGCGGCCCTTCTGGTGAAATCTGGCGTCGTGGCTGGCTTCCTTGATCCAGAACCCGGCACGGTTCAACTCGCGGATGAACTCGCTGACGGTCCAGACGTAGCGATGCGTCTCGTAGTCCAGCCGATCCCATTGGTTGCCGTAGAACTGGGTCTTGCCCATGTTCTGCTTGCCAATGGCGGTGTCGATGTGAGGGGCGTCCTTGCCCTTCAGGTACCACTCGATGCACTTGTCCAGGTCGGGCATCTCGACAATGAGCAGGCCACGATCCCGAAGCTTGCAGGCCCAGTGCTTCAGGTTGTCGATGGTCTGCCAGCGGGTGAAATGCTCGACCACGTGAACCAGCATGATCTGATCGACGGTGCCATCCAGGACTGGCAGATCGCAGATGTCTTCGTAGATGTCCGGTTCGCCAGCGCCGCGGGCGGTGTCCCGTGCATTGTGCGGGTACTTGTCGATGTTGATCCACCCGTCGAACAGTCGGCCGCCGCATCCAAGATTGAGCCTGATGGGGTTGATGTTGCGCTCCCTGGCGTAGTCGTTGATCTTCATCGGACCAGCCTTTCAAAGGTTGACCACTTCATGTAGACGCGCGGCTCGTTGAGCTGCTTGCCCGGCTCGGGGTCGATCCTGACCACCAGGATGTCGGCGCTCCCGATCCACCGCTCGCCAGTTGCCCAGGCGTCCTTCTTCCGCTGTTTGGCTTCGACCAGGACGGGTTGACCGTCCTTCAGCCGGGCCTCGACATCGTGGGGAAAGGCATCGAACGCGCCGCTGCCGGGCTGGCGTCGGGCAGTCAGGCCGAGTGCCTCGAACTGCTTGACGATCCATTGCTCCAGCTTCCGGCCCTTGGCCTTGGCCGACTTTGCCTTGATCATGCGACCCCCTTGCTGACGACGATCTCGCCGTTGTCGATCAGGTGGAACAGCGCCTCACCGCTCTGCATCTCCTCGATGGTGAAGTTCCGGCCGGCAAGATAGGCCAAAACCTTCTCGCGGTTCTCGTCCGTGAACTTGAGGTTTGGCCACCAGGTCTCCTTGGCCGTCATCAGAATCTGGATGCCACGCTGAAGGCACTCGCAGGCAAGTCCGCTGTCGAACGAAACGAACCCGTCGATCGCCTCGAAGAACGACTCGTCCTTCTTGCCCTTGTCCATGACCTTGACCTCATGCTCGGGCCAGAACTCCTGGGCGATCCTGAGCCACTTGGCATCGAAGTCCGGGGGCAGCCGGCAGTAGTGGAACATGAACTGGCTCGGCGGCTGGTAGGCAATGAACCGGCGCTTGTCCGGTTGCCTCCAGGGCAGTTGCTTGACCGGCAGCTTCTTGAGCCGATACCGGTCCCTCGGGGATGGCTCGCGGTAGATGTTGCTGCGGTGTCCGCGGGAAAACCGGTAGTACCCCGTCAGGTCACCGGGACCGTGAGCGCCGCCGATCTGGCCATGGTCGACATGGATCCAGTGCTTGTTCTCTGCTCGGCAGCGGTTCTTGATGTCGGTGCCGCCGTGCAGGATGCCGTAGTGCATGTTGTTGTCGGCCAGCGGTTGGCCATGCCTGACAACCTTGGCGCCGAAGAAGCTGTTGGCGATCGACTCGCCATCCTTGTGCGGCGGGTTCCACGGCAGGAAGAAGTTCAGCATCATGACGCAAAAACCTGCGGCTTCTTGAACGTGAAGTTCTCGTACCGCCGGTGCCGCATCAACCTGGCAAAAATCTCCTCCGGGTCTTTCCCATCCACACCAGAAGCCGCCTGGTTGGCGATGACGTACACCTTGTCGCGCCCATTAATCTCACCCGTCGGCACGACCATATTGAGCCGCTGGAGCTTGGCAATGGCCTGGCGGGTACTGTTCTCGTTCAGACTGTAGACGCTGACCAGTTCCGAGATCGTGAAATCATCCCCGTGATCAACCAGGATCTCAAACAATCGCATGTAGACCGTATCTGTCATCTCATCCTCCTAGACCGAACAGCATATGGATCCCTCGACCCGCCACCAAATTGGCGCGCCAAGTCCCTCATTTCCTCGTCATAACGGTCCCGCGCCGTCGACACATTCGCATATGTCGCAATCGCGAAGCCGCTCATGTCGTAGATGTGGTCCTCTTGGGTTCTGGTCGCCGGTCCCTTGTCGGGTTCCAGCGTATCGAGGACAAGGCCCGGCACGGTGCGCCAGAAGTGCCTGCAGTTCGCCGTGACGTATAGCATAGGCTCCACGACGCCGTCATCATTTGGCTTGCCAATGAGCCGCTCGACGAACTCGGTGTAGTTGGCCTTCCTGTCCCGGCGCCCCTGCCGCAGCACGAACAGCCCATCGGTGGCCCGGCGCATGTTCTCCTGGGGCGACGGCCCGTCCTGGCTCGCCCACATCTGCGGATCCGCCACCCGGATGTCGATCGGCGGCAGATCCATCTCCTTCTCCATCTTCAGGATCTCGCGGGCAACCTCGCCGGACGACATCCGGCACCCGGTATCCGCCTCCCCCGACCAGCCGTACCACTCGGCAAAGTGGATTAGCGCCCCCTTCGGCAGGTGGCGATCCGGGAACCCATCCTTGCCTGCAAGGGTAGCTCCTTCGCTCAGGACCCACCAGCCGACGGAGAAGGGTTTTGCGGTCCCCCAGTCCATAGCCATGATGTGTGTCCAGTGTCTTGGGGGCTTGAATGGGCGGACCAGATGCTTCCCCCGTTCGAGCATGCTGAGGGCAGCTCCCGCCACCACATCCCAGTCGCCATCCCGCAGGGCCTTGGCTCGCTCGGCAGACAGGGCGGTGAAGGATCCTTCATAGCTATCCACATCCAGGTGAGGGTTGTCCTCCATGCGGGAGGGTATGTAGAGGCTCGTCCAGCCGGCGCTCTTCTTCGTCTTGGTCGTCCGGTCCCGGAACATCTGCAGCGGCGGCGCCTGATCGATGAAGATCTCGCGCAGCAGATTGTGGCTCGGGCCTCCAGGGTTTGACCCAATGACGATCCGCGGAAACATGTCCTTCTGCGTCGCCTCGTACCGGCCCAGTCGCACTCGGGTCCGCAAGAACTTGATCTGCTCCGGCAGGAACAGCGCCCCCTCGTCGATCCCCAGCCAGTGCATCTCGGCGCCCTGGTACTTGAAGATGTCCTGCAGATCCTCGGCAAAGCAAAACTGCAGGAAGGCGTTGTTGTAGAACGACAACTTCCGATCCGTCTCCTTCCACACCGCCACCCCCGGCGGTATCCCCATCTGCTGGATCGGGATCAGATGGTTGTCCTTCAGCTCCGGGTACGTCCGGCGGAACAGATATGCCTGCAAGCCAGGGTTCTCCAGGCAGGCAATCAGACCGTCCATCCTGAGCGCGTGGCTCTTCCCTCCACCCGCCGCCCCGCCAAACATGATCTGCCTGGCTCGGACGGCATGCAGCACCTGCTGCTTAGGGCTTGGCAGGTAATCCAGGGACCACTTGGCCATCTACCACCTCCGGAGTCACATCGATCACCCCATGCTTCGCCGCGATCGCCTGGTCCCGGCTGACATTGATCTCGATGACCAGCTTCTCCTGCGCCGCCTCCTGCCGGAACTCCTCCCTCGCCACGTTCCGCTCCAGCATCCAAGCCGACGCCCGCCAGTCATCCGACTGCGTGATGTTCCTGACCAACCTCCTCGCCGCCAACGCCCTCGCCCGGCGAATCAACTGGTCAAACCGCGGCTCCACCTTCCGCCACGACGCCACCTGCTGCGCGTCAATCCCCGCCGCCGGCGCCGCCAAAACCACCGGCATCCCCTCCCCCACGTTGTGCAGAAACTGCGCCACCTCCCCATACGGAAACAAGTTCCTGTCAAACCGGGGATAGTCAATGGCCGCCAAGCCATCCACCCACATCTCGAGACTACTCCCCCCAGGATCCACATCCCCCACAA